GCTACCCTTTTACGTTAGATTTAGAAAATATAGAAAAAATTGCTGAAGATTACAAATATTATTATGGTAAAATGACATATATTAATAGAAATTGGTATTTTTTAGGATTTTGTGATGAAAAGAGTAATAAAGATAAGATATGGATATAAATCATTTAGTAACTTTAGATAACTGGAATATAGAATCATTAAATAGGTTTTTTAAAACAGTAGATGAATTTAAAAAAGGTAGATTTACGCCTTATGTGAATAAAATAATTACAAATCTATTTTATGAACCTTCCACTAGAACTAGTTCTAGTTTTTTTGCAGCCGCCAAGATGGTAGGCGCAGATGTTATCTCTATTAACAATGTTAGCTATTCAAGTGTTTCAAAAGGAGAGACTCTTGAGGATACCATTAGAACTTTAGCTTGTTATAGTCAAATTATTGTACTCAGACACTCAGAAATTGGTGCAGCGAAAAGGGCAGCTAGTATTTCTCCCGTTCCAATTATAAATGCTGGTGACGGGGCAGGAGAACATCCAACACAAACACTATTAGATCTATATACTATATATAAAAACTTTGGAAAAATAGAAGATTTAAAAGTCGCTTTCGTCGGAGATAATAAAAATAGTAGAACAGTACATTCTTTAGGTAAAGTTTTAGAAAAATGTGCTGAAGTTTATTATTGCGATGATTATTCTGTTGATAATATACCAGAATCAGATATATATTACTTAACAAGAGTGCAAAAAGAGCGAGGAAGCTCTGGTAGTTATGAATTAACAAAAGAACATATTGATAAATTACCAGAAAAGTGTATAGTTATGCATCCATTTCCTAGAAATGAAGAAATTCCTCAATGGTTTGATAGCGATCCAAGAGCAAAATACTTTGAGCAAATGTCAAATGGGCTTTATGTCAGAATGGCAATACTCTATGATAGGTTATAAAAATGGAGCCTATAAATTTAGTAATATGGGATCACGGTTTGACAAAGCGTATTGAAAATGAAATTTATATTAAACCTCAATACTCTTTTTTATTACCTTTTTGGGAAGAAAAAGTAAAACAAGAAAATGAGTTAATTACTAGAAGTGGGTATAATATAAATATTCCATATTGTTCACGAAATGTTATTGATAGAGTAGGGGAAGAAAAATTTACGCTAAATACTAAAAATATTATCGGGTGGGTCCCTTTCCAAGAGTATCCACAAATATCATTTAAAGACGCTATGATTGAATCCGCTCAAAATATAGCTAGTAAAGGAAAAACTATAGATTTTCTTTGGTCAGGAGGGTTAGATAGTATTGCAGGGCTTTTAGCTTTTATGGAAGCAGGAGTAGATAAGCAACTTCACCTTATTATAGGAGGTGTTCCTGAATCCCCAGAAATATTTAATAAATTAGTAAAAGATAGGATAGATTATACGATAATACCTGATAATGATAAAGATAAGATAACTGGTGTTGCTAGACCAGATATAAGAATACTAACTACTATGTCAGAAATGGACCCTATGTTTGGTAATAAAAGTACTAAAGCAGGACGAGGAGTTGTTGTAGATAGTTGGCCCGGCTTGTGGAAAACTAAAAGACGACATTTTTTAAATCATCTGTCTTGGAGGTGGTGCTCAAATTTTCAAGGGGATAAAATTGATATAGATAATTATATGCCCTTTGCTTTACAAGAACCCCTAGAAAAATGGATGTGTAACCATGTTATTAACGAAGAAATGGTTTACTACGATGTAAGCGATAAAAACTGGGAATTTGGAAATATAAACTGTCCATTAGAAAAACACTACAAAAAATGTAAAAAACCAATGAGAGACTTCATAGACGAAATTTTAAAAGGAAAAATTCCTTATCTTCGAGAAAAAAACCCGAGCGGGTCACTTGTAAAAAAATTAAACAAATCAACACTCGATAGAGTCATAGGAGTTACCGACAAAGGAGATGTGATTACTCCAAAAAGTTTTTATGACTACAATTTTTTAAAGTTTATTAACGTAGATCTTTTAAAAGAAGCGTATAGTGGAAGATAAGATAAAACAATGAATAAAATTAACATAAAATCAGCAACAATTACTGATAAAATATACATAAAAGAAGAAGATATTGAAGATGTATCAGCTTTTGAGCAGGCATATACCTATCAAATTGTTGATGATTTTCATTATACCTATGAATATGACGAAGATAAAGGAATATACACTGTTCCTAGTAACTCTTACTCTAAATTAGACATAAAAACTATTGAGGATTTACGAAACTTCGAAGATTCTGAACAAAATTTTCAATTTAAAGGAGAACTACGAGAAGAACAACAAGATATGGTAGATGCTTTCTTTCAGATTAATGATAGAGTACGTAGTGGACTATTTCAAGCACCTTGTGGTTGGGGTAAAACCTATGTAGGATGCAATCTTTTAGCTCGTGCCAATAAACCCACTCTGATTTTAGTGCATACAAAGCTTCTTTTTAGGCAATGGATCGAAGAACTAGAAAATCAAATACCTGGAATTAAGATAGGAAAGATTGGAGACGGTCTTTTAGATATTCAAGACATTACAGTGGGTATTTATAAGAGTGTTTTAAACAATATTCCGCAATTACATGACAGGTTTGGGCTTCTAATGGTTGATGAAGCACATTTATGTCCTGCTGATATGTTTTCGCAAGCAGTAAATGCAGTAAATTGTCGCGCAAAGATAGCTATTACCGCTACTCCTCGTAGAAAAGACGGAAAACATATAGTTTTAGACGACTATTTTACAACATTTAAGTCATATGCTTATGATCCCCGGATTTTAGCTACCCCAAAAGTTGAAATATATCAAACAGATATTAGATTCAATGTTCTTGATCCAAAGCGAGATTGGAGTAGACAGACCAATAAACTTGCATCTAACTCGCAGTTGCGCCAGCGAGTATCTGAAATTGCCATATCAAAAGTGAGTGGAGGTCGGTGCATACTCATTTTAGGAGAACGTCTAGATTGGCTTCGCGAGTTAAATAAGATTATTCCAGATTCAGTACTATTGATTGGAGAAACCGGTGAAGAACAGCGCAAAGAAATACTAGATAACGTAGGTCCAAAGTATAAAGTAGTGCTGACTACAAAACTTTTTGATGAAGGAATTAGTTGTCATAGACTTGACACTCTATTTTTAGTGTTCCCATCAAATAACCCTATAAAGCTAGAGCAAAGAATTGGAAGAATTATTAGAGAGCATCCAGATAAAAAACGTCCTCTTATTTGTGACTTTTGGCTAACAGGTCCAATAGTTTCTAAACAACAAAATAATAGAAGAAACTGGTACATACAAAGAGGATATTCTCTATGAGTTTTTACTTTAACTGGTATGAACTTCTTAAAAAATCCAAAAAGGATTATGATTCAATTATCGTGTTGACTTATGCTTCTACTTTTGGATATAATAAGAAAATAGCAAATAGTTCTTTAGACTTAGTAAAAAAACTTAATATAAGTAGAATACCAAACTGGTTAAATTCAAGTCTAATAATGAATAAGAGAAGCTTTGAAATATTCAACAATTACAGAGTTGAAGAACCACAAAGCTATTATAGAAATCCATCATTTCTCAAAACTGTTACACCAGTAACACATAAAATACAATACTTATGGTTGCTTTCGCACAGAAGAAATGATGATAAAAACCCATTTATTAATAGAGACTTTTTTAAGTTAAAAGAAATAGATGGTATAAAAAGTAACCCATTTATAAGTATTGATAAAGACAAAATAACATTCGTCTTAGAAAATACCTACACACAAAGAACATAGTTCAACAAGAAAGGAAACACTAATATGGTATCATGGGATAAAGCAAAAGGAAACGCCGGAGGCGGCGGAGGCGGACAACGCCGAGAGATTGAGAGACTAACTCTCCCAGTTGGAGACACAAAGGTTCGACTAATCGGAGAAGTTATGCCTCGTTATGTATATTGGGTAGTGACTACAGAAGGTAAAAAGATGCCTGTAGAATGTCTACGATTTGATCGTCAAAAGGAAACTTTCAATGACTCAAACAAAGACCCAATGTCAGAAATTGACGATGAAGTATATTCAGATAAACCTCAGTTTGCATATGTTTGCAATGTAATTGATCGTGCAGATAATAAGATCAAGATTTTTGATCTTCGTTCTACGATTTACAAGCAGATTGTAGATTATGCTACAAATCCAGATTATGGTAATCCAGCAGATGACGATGCAGGATATGACATCACGATTAAGAAGGAGAAAACAGGTCCTCTACCACAGAATGTTAAGTATTCTGTAATTCCTGCAAGAAACAACTCCTCACTTACAGAGTCAGAGAAATCACTAGAACTATTTGAACTTGATAAGATTTACAAGCGTCAATCTTATGAAGAACAGAAACAGTGGCTTCTTCAAAATACGGCTTATTTTGCGGAGGAAGCTTCGGATGAATTTAAGCCAGAAGCAGTTGAGGATCTTGACTAAATGGCAAAAAAGTCCTTAAGTGACTTCGAAACAATAGAGACAGAAGATTCTTCTCCTACCAATGCATTTCAAGTAGGAGAAGACGGACAAGCACAAGTAGACCTCCAAAAGATAAGAGAAACTTGTTCTGTATTCTTTGCTACTCCTTGTTATGGAGGCATGATTACAGATCAATATTTTCTTAGTATTTTCAAAGCATCTCAAGAATTAGTAAGGCATAATATTACCTTCCGATTAACTACTCTTAGAAATGAAAGCCTAGTAACTAGGGCTAGAAATATTCTTACTGCAATGTTTTTAGACTCTGGAGCTACTCACCTATTTTTTATTGATGCTGATATTGAGTTTGATCAAGAGTCTGTTATTAGGATGCTTGCAATGGATAAACCAATTATTGCAGCAGCATACCCTAAAAAGGCTCTTCCAATTCAATATGCTATGAATTTTAAATATACCGATCCTGTTAAAAAACAGATTAGAGTAGAAAACGGGGCTA